GGTGCATCAATTGGTGATGTATTAGCTCTTGCAATTGCACTAGGATAGAACATGGCACAACCAACTACAAGACAACAATTTATTGATTACTGCCTAAGAAAACTTGGTCATCCAGTTATTCAAATCAATGTGGATGATGATCAAGTAAATGACCGGATCGATGATGCATTGGCATTTTGGTCAGACTATCACTATGATGGCACTGAAAAGATTTTTATGAAGCATCAAATCACTCAAGTTGATATTGATAGGAGATGGATTTATTGCCCTGATGCAGTCACCTTTGTAACTGGCATTATTCCTTTTGACCAATCTGGTTCTTCAGTCAACATGTTTGATTTGAGGTATCAATTAAGATTGCACGATTTGTATGACTTCACATCCGTGTCTTATGTGTCATATGAAATCACAATGCAACATATTCGCACACTGAACTTATTGTTCTCTGGCACGCCACAGTTTAGATTTAACAGACATCAAAACAGACTATTCTTAGATATTGATTGGTCAAGAGATTTACAAGTTGGTGAGTATGCTGTTATTGAGTGTTACAGAAAAATGCAACCTGATACAATTTCAATAACTGGTACTGTAACAGGCAATACTTCTGCAAACACTTTAACTGGAACAGGCACAATATTTGACCAAGAGCTTTTAGAGAATGATATTATTCTATTATCTTCTGGTGCAGAATACCAAGTGCAAAGAATTAAATCACCAACTGAAATGACAGTTAGTGCAAACAATCTTGTTGCAAATGTAACTTCAGTTTCAATGACAAAGACTGGCATTTCAGATATTTGGAGTGATAGGTTCTTAAAGGCTTATGCTACTGCAAAGATTAAACAGCAGTGGGGTAACAATATGAAAAAGTTTGGTGGTATACAATTACCTGGCGGTGTTACTCTGAATGGTAAAGAAGTATATGATGAGGCAACCGAAGAACTTGCTAAGATGGAAGAAGATATGTATCAAATGGGTAGCCTGCCAAGCGAAATATTTACAGGCTAAACAGTGCCAGTAAATCTATATTTTAATAATTTTCCCAATGACCAAGTCACTAGTGAGCAACTATTAGTAGAGGATTTGGTAATAGAAGCTATGCAAATGCATGGCATGGATGTGTATTACATGCCAAGGAGCTCTGGTGACTCTGTTGATATGTTATATGGTGAAGACACCTTAAAACGATATACTGTTGCACATTCAATTGAGATGTACCTTGAAAATGTCACTGGTATGGATGGTGAAGGTGATTTCATGTCTAAGTTTGGACTTGAAATTAGAGATGAGCTTAGTCTATTAGTTTCTCGTAAAAGATTTAAATATACAACTGGTGCATCAAATTTAATTAGGCCAAGAGAAGGTGATTTAGTTTATATACCTCTAATTCAAAACTTTTTTGAAATTACTTTTGTAGAAGAAGAAAACAATCAAGCAATGTTTTACACATTAGGCCGAGGTCGTGGTGGTAATGTTTATGTGTATGCATTGAAGATGAAACAATTTGTATTCTCTGAAGAATATATTGTTACTGGAATTGATGAGATTGATGGTCAAATCAGAGATTCATACAAGAGAGAAAGAATTACAATGGCATCTGGTGGCACAGGAATATTTGAGCAAGATGAAATTGTTTATCAAGGTGGTAGCCTTGCAACTGCAAACGCAAAGGCAACTGTACATTCTTGGGGTGTCACAACAAGAAACTTAGATATTATAAGAGTGATGGGCACCTTTGCAAATAATACAATGTCAATTGGTGCAACATCAAACGCAAGATTTATATCCGCAACTGTGCCTAATGACACAGTATTTGATACCGATGTATTTGAAGACATTACAGACAATACATTAATCGAAACAGAAGCAGATGCAATCATTGATTTTTCCGAGCAAAATCCATTCGGGGAAGCATAATGCTAGGTAATGACCATTTTTATAATCGCACCATTCGCAAAGTAGTTGTTGCGTTTGGCACAATGTTCAATGATATTCATCTTGTTAGATATAACAAGGCAGGCACAACTTCATATGAAAAATTTAAGGTGCCTCTTAACTATGGCGCAAAAGAAAAATACATCACCAGAATAAATGCTGATCCAACATTAACAAAATCTATTGCAACAACTGTTCCTAGAATGTCATTTGATATGACCGGAATGTCGTATGATACTGCCAGAAAATTACCATCTACAGTAAGAAATTTTGCAGCTAATAATGCAACAACAGTTAAGACGCAGTTTGTTCCTGTGCCATATGATTTCACATTTTCATTGTCAATCTATGTTAGAAATACAGAAGATGGCACACAAATATTAGAACAAATTTTGCCATTTTTTACACCAGACTTCAATGTAACAATTAATTTTATCCCATCTATGGGTAAAAAATATGATATGCCTGTAATTCTTAATTCTGTGAATACAACTACAGATTATGAAGGCGACATGACAAGCACACGATTGATAACTTGGGATTTAGAATTTACTGCAAAGGCATATATTTGGCCTCCAGTAATAGATGCTGAAGTTATTACACAAGCAAACTCAAGTATTTACGTTGAAACAAGAACAAAAGATGCACAGAAAGTTTATGTAAACTATGCAAATGGAGTTGGTTACTTTGCATCAAACGAAATTGTGAGAGTGTCAGACAAGAACATTTTTGGTGAAGTTTTATATTTCAGTAATAATGCTGTGGGTGCTGCAAATGTAGCAACTCTTATTGTTGGATACTTAAATGATTATCTAAGTGCAAACGATGTTATTGTTGGAGACAAGAGTAATGCAACTTACACAATTACATCCATAGATACTAATCCATTAAAATCTTTATTAATTATTACCAAACCAAATCCAATTAATGCTGAGCCTGATGATGAGTTTGGGTTTTCAGAAACAGTGACAAATTTTCCTAATATAATATGAATAAATTGAATCAAAAATTATCTGAAGTTTTGGATGTAGAACCTATAGAGTTTGAAATTTTACCTGCGGTTGTAAAAACTCCAGTGGAAGATGACTCTGAGTTTGCACGACAAAACATTAGAGATTTAATAGAAAAAGGCAATACTGCAATTGATAGCCTTTTGCATGTTGCCAAAGAATCAGAGCACCCAAGAGCCTATGAAGTTGCCGCTGCATTAATTAAAAATCTATCCGACTTAAATAAAGATTTACTTGAAGTACAGAAAAGAAAAAAAGATTTAACAGGTGAATCACAAAATGCAAAAAACATAAATGTAGATAAGGCAATTTTTGTTGGCTCTACAACAGAACTAGTGAAATTTCTAAAGAATAAGGATAAGTATGCAACAATTGATTGAACAACTTAAAGTAATTTTAGGCACAAATTTTGGTTTGTATTTCAAATCACACACATTTCATTGGAACATTGAAGGTCCAAATTTCAATGACTATCATGTTTTTCTGGATGGATTCTACAATGCAGTTTGGGTAAACACAGATTTGATTGCTGAAAAGATTCGTATGTTAGGTTCTTATGCACCAACAACATTACCTAGAATGTTAGAGTTATCCGATGTACCAGATACAGAAACAATACCAAGCGCTCTTGCGATGATGACTCAATTGAAACAAGATAATGATAGATACATAGTACATCTTCGTGCAGGCATTGTTGCAGCTGACGAAGCAAATGAACCTGCTGTATCAAATTTTCTACAAGATATTTTAGATCAACATCAAAAACAAGCTTGGATGCTAAGAAGTATTACAAAATAAAATGTCAGATTTAGGTGGCGGTTATAATGGTAATGCGAGCTTAAAACGGTTAGGGGTAGAAATATCCTATACCAAAGAACAAATTGCAGAGATAGTAAGATGTTCTGAAGATCCAATTTACTTCATTAAAAATTATGTAAAGATTGTCAATGTGGATAAAGGTCTTATTCCATTTGACATGTGGCCATTTCAAGAAAATATGGTCAACACTTTTCATAATAATAGATTCTGTATTGCTAAGATGCCACGCCAAGTCGGAAAATGTTTGCAACTAAATACTCCTATACGGTTAAGAAACAAAAGAACCGGTGAAATTATTGAAATGACAATAGGGGAGTTTTATGAACAACAGCGTAACCTGTCAAATGTGCGGACAACAAATGAAGGATCTAACTAGTCACATTTTTAGAAAACACAATATCAAAGCTGCACAATATAAAGAATTATATCCAAATATGCCCATTCGGTCTGATGCTTTGTTGAAACTTCAATCAGAACGAATCAAAGGAGACAAGAATCCTGGATATCAACATGGTGGTAAATATTCTCCATTTTCGTTAAATTATATTCACGGCACAGATAATGTTGAAGTAACTAAAAGAAAAGCAAAAGAGAATAAGACAAAAGATAAAGATAACACGCAGATAGAATATTGGTTAAAGAAAACAAGTGGTAATTTAGAAGAAGCCCAAAAGTTATTGTCTCAAAGACAGTCTACATTTTCACTGAAGAAATGTGTTGAAAAACACGGCAAAGAAAACGGCACACAGATTTGGTTGAACCGGCAAGAAAAGTGGCATAAAAATTATAAAAAATCTAATTTCTCTAAAGTATCTCAAGATTTATTTTGGCAAATTGCAGAAAAATTAGGTTCTTTATCCAATGTATATTTCGCTGAGCTAAATGATAACAAAGAAAAAGATTTGTCTGGTAACAACAATGAGCTAAGACTCAGATTAAACGAAAAACTTATTCTGCCTGATTTTATCGACACAAACCTTAACAAGATAATTGAGTTTGATGGTACATATTGGCATAAAGTAAAAAACAAAAACTATAGTTTCGATGACAATCCGGATATAAAAAAACAAAAATTGATTATTGAAAATGGATATACAGTTTTACATATCAATGAGTTTGATTATAATAATGATAAACAAGGAACAGTTGAAAAATGTCTGAACTTTCTGAAATCGTAGACAGAAAGTTTATTGATTCCTTATTGTTGGATGATGAATGGGAAATTGAATCTGATGAAGGTTGGGTTCCAATTACCCACATACATAAAACGGTAGAATATGATGAATGGATCGTAGAGGCCAATGGTGAAAAACTAATCTGTGCCGACACTCATATTTTATTTGATGAAAATCTAAATCAAATTTTTGCAAAAGATTTAGTGTCTAATGTGTCTCATGTCATGTTAAGGAATGGTCCTGCTTTGATTGATAAAGTAATCAAAACAGAAGAAAAGTCCAATATGTTTGATGTGACAGTTGACTCTGATAATCATAGGTTTTATTCAGGTAACTTTTTATCACATAATACAACCACAACTGTAGGTTATATGTTATGGTCAGTATTGTTTAATATTGATTATAAGGTTGCAATCTTAGCAAACAAGGGTTCGTTAGCAAGAGAGATTCTTGGTAGAATTCAATATGCATATGAGTATCTGCCGCTTTGGTTACAACAAGGTATTAAAACTTGGAACAAAGGTAACATTGAACTAGAGAATGGTTCAATGATTTGGGCATATGCGACTTCTGCATCAGGTGTTCGTGGAGGAACATATAACCTCGTTTTTCTTGATGAATTTGCTTTTGTTCAACATAACATGGCTCAAGATTTCTTTACTTCTACTTACCCTGTTATCTCTTCTGGTAAGACTACGAAAGTTATTATTGTTTCGACTCCCAATGGTCTGAACATGTTCTATAAGATGTGGGTGGATGCGATTGAGGGTAGGTCTACTTACAAAACACTTGAAGTACATTGGTCAATGGTTCCAGGCAGAGATGAAGAATGGAAGAATGAGACTATCAGAAACACCAGTGAAGAACAGTTTAGGCAGGAATTTGAAACCGAGTTTATTGGTTCATCAGCAACATTGATATCTGGTGCAAAATTAAGAAGTCTTGCATTTCATAATCCATTATCTTCGTTTGAAGGCCTTGATATATATGAAGAACCCATTAAAGACCATTTATATATTGCCACAATTGACTGTGCAGAAGGTGTTGATTTAGT